CGTAATGGCAAAAACAGATTTATCAAAAGCATTACTAAAAAGATTTGATCGTTTATCTTCTCAAAGACAAAACTGGGAAACGCATTGGCAAGAAGTAGCAGACTACATGATGCCAAGAAAAGCAGACGTTACAAAATTAAGATCAAGAGGTGATAAAAGAACTGAACTAATTTTTGATTCTTCTCCCTTACAAGCCGTAGAATTGTTAGCTGCATCTCTTCACGGGATGTTGACTAACCCTTCTACTCCTTGGTTCTCATTAAGATTTAAAGATGAGATGGCAGATGAAGATGAAGCAAAAGAATGGTTAGAGTCTGCAACAGAAACAATGTATTCAGCATTCAATCGTTCTAACTTTCAACAAGAAATATTTGAACTGTATCATGATTTAATTACTTTTGGTACAGCTTGTATGTTTATTGAAGAAGATGAAGAAGATATTTTAAAATTTTCTACAAGACATATTAATGAAGTTTACATTGCGGAAAATGATAAAGGTAGAATAGATACAGTATTTAGAAAATTTAAATTAAGTGCTAGAGCTGCAACACAAAAGT